CAGCCTATCTTTTTAAGCCACTGCCATGTTTCTTCGTAAATTTCAGATGCCTGCAGCTGTGAACCATCTCTTTGGTCAGCTGACAGGAAGTCATGTGGCTTAGGCATATCCACACCATCGACTTCCGGAATATCCAAAACCTCTAATTTTCTGCCTCCAGGATTTCCGTTATTTGCTTTTTCTTTGACAGCCGATTTCTTTCTTCCGGCACCGGGTCTGGCACCACCACGGCCGCCTATATTATTTGATTTTGTAGGCACGTCTCGTTCCTCCTTTGAATTTCTAAAAATAGTTATAATGGGTAGTCGGTTTAATTACCCTTTTGAATATGCTTTTTTTACACGCAAGACCCCACGCCGTTCCACGGTGACGGTCATTTTAGAGATTTTGACCGCCCCTAGGGTCAGTCATCATATCCGTAAACACGATGTTTTTTACTTCCATGATAATCACCACGTTCGGCATGAATCTTGGCATGACAACTTTTGCAAAGAGAAATCAGATTGCTTCTGTCATGAGTACCACCTTCTGACAGCGGCAGCTTGTGATGAACCTCATCCACCGGAACAATGATTCCTTTTTCAAAACAGATCTCGCAGAAAGGATGTTCCTTAACATAGCTGTCACGGATTCGTTTCCATGCTCTTCCGTACCTGCGGCGTACAGCTTTATCTCTGCCATACTTCTCATAGGAACGATTGGCTTGTTTCTCATGCTCCTCACAGTATCTTCCGTCCGTTAGGTTGGGACAGCCGGGATAACTGCAGGGACTCTTTGGTCTTCTTGGCACATCTGCACCTCCTTCCAGACATAACAAAAGCCTCTGCGGGATTTCTCCTACAAAGGCTCTGTCGTTTTTATATATTTTTCTATTCTAATAATATCACACCTACCACTGCGAAACTAGATGAAGTGGGGTGAACTAGGGTGAAGTCGGGTGAAGTGTTTCAAAATGTGTGATTGCTCTAACATGAATCATCTGTGTCCAACGAATGGTGTAATACATTTTCTTAGAAATCTGCTTCATGGATAACATCGTCACATATCTGTAACGAAGAACCATCGCCTCATTCTCATCTTCGATTACATCAATTGCACGATCTATTTCTTCCTTAAGTTTTGCAAGTCGTATGTAATCTTCTTTGATTTCACGTTCCAACTCGTCAGCTTTCTGCAGATACTTTACAAATGGTGCATCTGTATTTCTTGATGCTGAATAATGCTCTTCAAATCCGGGAGATGATACAGAACAAGCAAGTTCTCTATAATACTCTGCCTTTTGTTCCTTCACAGTAATTCTTCTTTGAAGAACATAAGGTTGATTTAAAAATTCTGTTGCTGTCATAAGCCTAACCTCCGAAAACATAAAATTTCCCTTGGATTGACTCTGATTGTCTTATATTTACAGTTCTGCTTTTACAGCATTGATAAGTGCGGCTTGAGTACTGTCTTTTTCAGCAAGTGCCGTCATCATTCTCTCATCCACTGTCTCTCCAGTAAGGATATGAATGAGTGTGACAGTACCACTGCTTTGTCCTTGCCTATATAGTCTGGCTACTGTTTGCTGATAAAGTTCCAAGCTCCATGTTAATCCGAACCACACAAGAGTTGAACCTCCACTTTGCAAATTTAAGCCGTGTCCCGCTGATGCAGGATGAATAAGTGCTACAGGCAGTTCTTTATTATTCCATTTTTTGATACTGGAATCACTATCAAGCTTTTGATATTCGATACCTTTTGATTTCAGCCTTTCTTCAATTCTCATAAGGTCATGTTTGAACCAATATGCGATTAAGATTGGCTTCCCATTTGCAGCCTCGATAATATCTTCAAGTGCATCAAGCTTTCGTTCATGAATCGGAATAATTCCCTCATCATCTGAATAGACTGCACCATTAGCCATCTGCGACAGCTTATTTGAAAGAGATGCTGCATTCGCCGCAGTAATTTCTCCCTCCGGTAATGCAAGCACAAGTTCTTTCTTCATATCCTCGTACTTTTTCTTTTCCTTATCTGACAAATGAACCATGTATTTTGTATTTATCAGCTCAGGCATTTTCAAAAGGTCAGTCGCTTTCATAGAAATCGTAATATCAGATATTCTTTCGTAGATAGCATCTTCAGCACCAGGAAGTAATTTATAGCTGTAAACGATAGGACCATTCACTTTATCTGGCTTGAAGTAAGTATTTCTATACTGACCGATGAATCTTCCAAGCCTTGCACCCATATCTAGAATTTTGAACTCTGCGAATAAATCCATCAGTCCGTTGCTGCTTGGTGTTCCAGTAAGACCAACCACTCTTTTTACTTTTGGTCTGACTTTCATAAGTGCCTTAAATCTCTTAGCTTGATGATTCTTGAATGAACTCAGTTCATCAATGACAAGCATATCAAAGTTAAATGGGTGTCCACTTTTTTCTATTAGCCACTGCACATTCTCTCGATTGATGATATAGATATCCGCCTTTGCGTTCAGTGCTGCAATTCTCTCAGCCTCCGTACCAACCACGATAGAAAACTTCAAGTCTTTTAAGTGATCCCATTTTGCGATTTCATCTGACCATGTATTCCTAGCGACTCGTAAAGGCGCCACAATCAAAATTCTATGCACATCGAAATAATCGAATAGCAAGTCATTTAATGCTGATAGTGTAATGCTCGTTTTTCCTAAGCCCATATCAAGCAACAATGCAGATACAGGATTATTTTCTATAAAATCAATCGCATATCTCTGATAGCTATGTGGCATGAACTTCATTCGGCATCACCTCCAATCTCATCAATGATTTTTTCTATCTGCTCCTTGTTATCAATGACATAAACCTTAAAGCCTAATCGCCTCAGAAGTTTATGTCTTGAAACCTGCAGAGGTCTTGGCTTTTCTCCAGGTGCTTTGATTTCTGCAAATGCAAAGTGTCCGTGTTTCAGTAGTACCAGTCTATCAGGCATTCCTGCAAATCCCGGCGATACAAGCTTAGGACAGAGACCTCCACGCTTTTTAACTTCTTTTACAAGACTCTGTTCTATTTCCTTTTCTCGTTTATTCAAAGAACTCATTACACACCTTCTTTGCAAGACCAATCATTTCTTCATCCACCTTGTTTCTTGGCTCACTTCTTATATCGCCATAAAAAACATCAATGTATTCACGGGGAAGTTTTGGATAATCACAAAACATATTGTCCTCAGCTCTGCTACACACCTCATCAACTCTACGAAGAGCTCTCATCAACATATCTTGGTCGGATACAGATAATACCTTGGAGATATCAACCACAAGCTTTGACCCCAGAGATTTAAAAAGTCTCATTTCTGCTCCAGCATTCTTATACACATCAATTGTTCTTTCTTTTCTTGTTAACATATCAATTGTTCCTCCATCATTAAAAATTCTATTTATCACTTTTGTCACATTGTCCTCATATGTATCCTTGTGTCCATACTTATATAGATATAAATATATAAATAAATATATAAATAATTTGATTCTATATATAATAGTTACTATAAGTACATTAATATTTATGTTTACATGGATACGCATAGAGGACAGCGTGACAAAAAGGACTTAATTATAAAAAATCTAGTGTTCATGCGTTTTGTCATTATTGTCACACGACTTATAAAAAAGTCCTTTATGTGACAGAACTCCATACAATTGGATTGATGACATACTTCGTAAGTGGCGGTCTGCCTTTTCCAATGTATGGCTTTTCAGCTTTTTCGCTGATATACCCATACTCAATCAACATAGAAAGAACTGCTTGTACATCATCAGCTTTCTTGAATTTTCTGCAAAGACGCATAATATCTCTTCGGGTAAATTCAGCAAGACCACTATCCTTGATGGCTTTCAGTACATATTTGCCATCTTCAGTTGTATGATCCACTCCCATCAAAGTAAATGCTGCTCTTGCATGCTCTACAAAGTATTCTCCAATCAAAATAGCTTGTGCCATCACATCACCACTAACCACCAATGGCTCTGGTTCGTCCAAAAAATCATGACTACGGATTACCTTTGCCCTGCAAAGCAATGCTGCAATGCGTAGCACGTTGCCTACAAGCTTTCCAGCCCAATCTGCTATGTCAGCATATTTCTCCTTAAGCTGGGGCTCCAACTTTTCTGCGAATTCCTCTACCATCTTATCTGCCTCATCAGATAAAGTGATTACTTCCGGTTTCTTTGGTACTTCATCATCAAGAAGGTTATAAATGCACTTTTCATAATTCTGATAGACATCTAGAGGTACAGGCTTACTTCGATACTTTCTATTTCCGACATTGGAAGTTGGGATGCAGTATAAAAATCTTGCAGTCAGACCTCTTCCTCTGAATGTGCCGTTTTGCATAAGTCCTGAAAGAACACTTGGCTGTACCATAAGAAGAATGGTAAGTGTCGGATTTAGAATGCTCTCACTGTTTCGACCAATTCTGTCCACACGAATACTGTCCCCGGAATAGCCTTTAAGCATTACATCGATATTTACATTTTTGGAATAAGTTCCTGCAAGAGTATCAAAGATACCACCCTCAGTGGAAAGAATCGCAGCTCTGCCATCGTTATTGGCAAGAACCGATGTCAGCTTTTCTGTTGTAATGTCATCAACATAAAGCTTTAGTGGTTTCACTTCCTTGTAGTTGGCCACCTCTTCTGCGATGCGATTGACATCATCTTCATTCGCTTTACCCTTTATTACCTGTTCCTCAACAACTCTCTGTCTTTTTTCGAGGATTCGTTTCTGCATCTTGCTTGACTCGATGAGTGCAGCATTTTGGACATTCTGCTTTGCCTCATATAAATTGATAGGCTGTATCATTGCATTCTGAACGGCTGACTTTCTTTCTGACGGATTCATCACATCAAGAACAAAGGTATTCACAGGCTCAGACCAGTCCTCTTTAGCTTGGATTTTGAATTTACCCTGCATACAAACAGACATGACTGCAATTGCAGATGTTGCCGCCATATCAATCGGTGTCTGCGTACTCTCGGCTAATGCTTTTACATAATCAGCAATAGCACCAGGAAGTGCATCAACTGGAAATGCTGGAAGATTATATTCTTCAAATGGAATTGGTGTTTCCCACTCAGGCTCTTTGTTATATTCTTCTGGGCTTACATAGCCTTCTTGCTTTTCTATTTTCTTTCCGAACTTCTTAGCACTATTCCAAATGGTACGAAGTTCTGTCTGTGATAATGGTGGATCACACTTAGCTGCCATTTCAAGGAATGCGTGTCTTGACTCTTCTGTATTTCCATAACGCTTGATGAGTTTTCCGGCAATATGACTCATTTCAGAATTACGGCTGCCTTGCTTAATTTGGTAATTGCCATAAGAGCCTGAACCCATATCTGAATCAAAGTCATCATCAAGACTGTCCATATATACTGTAAGTGTCATAGTTCCATTGACGATTTCAACCTCTGAATTCTGTGTACCGTAAAAGAATCTAGCTGCATCAAGAGCTCTTTTATCAAAGTATGGGAATATATCATTCAGCCTTTTCTTAAGATTGGCATACTCCTCTGCATCTGTAATTCGGTCAATAGGGAATAAGTAATGTGCCCTTGGTCTTGCCGACTTATCACCCTTTGGTAGATTATTGTGTCTACTGTAGTGGACTGCAAAGCTAACTCCAGGGAATGCTTTCTCCACCTTCTCTTTGGTAATCCAATCATTAGGATTATCACTGTGGTCATTATCACAATCCACCGGCAGACAATTACTGCCTATAAAATTCTCATTCAAACGATAGCTGTTCTTATACTCAGCACACACATAATCGTGGGTAACTGCTGCCTTTAAGCTATCTGCATCTTTTATTTCATGCGAATGAGGGTAAAGACAATTACTCTCTACCCCCAATACATCCGAAGAATATATTAGGAACATCACTTATGCACCTCCTCCAAATCCTTTGTAAAATATCGAATTTTCATTTTTCTCTTTTCTGCGAGTGTAATCTCTCGTTCCATTCCTGTTGAGATATAACCACCAAAGACCCATACTTCAGAACATTTTCCGAGCAAGACATAATTGATGGTATGAGTTGCAAGGTATCTTTCTTCCACGTTACTGTCATCCATAAACTGTGGATATAAAAGATGCGGTGTCATAGGAATCGCATGACTTTCAATCGCAAATCTTGAATACTTACGAGCATTTTCTATATTTCGTTCTGTATCCCCACGAAACGGACTGCAGATATACACAAGAGGTCTGTATCCATCAGACAAGCAAGAATTGGCAGCCTTGCGAGCTGCCTTTTCTTCTTTGCTGATATTGGTAAGTGCCTTGAATGGTGTTGTATCTAAGTAACCTTCACTATTAAATTCATCAATCGACATCTTACTTATCTCCCATCATTTTTCTCGTACAGTTTTCACAGACAACTGCCGTTCCAAAGAGATCAGCCTCTTCATCGCACAATACTTCGGCTAAGTCCACCCTTACCTCTGAACCACAGTGTGGGCATTTACAAAATACATTCTCATCATTAATTTCAATCGAAACCTCTACTGCATCATTAAGCTGTTCTTTTACATAAAACATTATTCTTTTTCTCCTTCCATCTTCTGTTTGTACCATTCAAGGTGTCTTTTCCTTTGTTCGTAATTTGGAACTGCAACTAACAGTCCCACATCAACCTTTTGCAATGTTTCAAGCATCTGGATCTGTTCTTTTGTAAGATAAGGTCTTATGCTTTTTCCTTTCTCAATGCCATTTGCAAGTCTGAACTGTTTAGCCGACATACCTACCACAATGCGATTTAACATATCGCACTCATTGCTAAAGTGATAAGGTTTGGGATTATCGTGGAGCAATTTAATGTTTTCTGTAAGGAGCGGAAACTCCTGCCTTGCTGATACCAGATACTTAATGTACTGCTCCATTTCATTAAATCTCTTAATATACATTTCTTTGAACTTCATAGCCTTCGCACCGGTGTACCCCATAACAAGCATTGTGAATCCGTCTCTTGTTAAGTAGTAGCAAGGTTGCTTTTTATTCTGTTTGCTAATGTAATAGGACAGCGCAAAATTGCGCTCTCTAAATTCATCACTCAAACCGGAATCATCAGCTGTGATTTTTCGAATATCACGTAATACTTCCTTGTGATTCTTCTCAAAGTAATCAGCTACAAACAAGCTATCTACTCTTGCTGTATCATTGGTATCTGCGAACACTCCAAGTTCGTCTTTTGGTATAAGTTCTCTCATATCAGAACCTCCTGTAATTTATTCGAGGTTTCCCTCTAAGTTACAGGCAAAGAAAAATGGCAGGATTTTACCCCTGCCAAGAAAGTTTTTAATCTTTTTTATAAAATTCTGTTTCGTACCCATCAGCACGAAGTAAAATCCCATCAATCCAAGGTGGTGTTCTACTCATTTGCTCACAGATAGCATCAAGTGATACGTTCTTGCTGCACTCGATAATAAGTTCATCGTGGACATGACCACAGATAAAACAGTGCGATAAAGTTCTGATGGCATACATCAAAATATCCCTGCTGATTGCCTGTACTATATTCTCCACAAACTTAGGACCATAGCTTTCGATTCGTTCCCATTTCTTCGTAGCACCCACACCTTCATAGGTAACAGATTCTGAACCAAATTGATTGACGCCCATCTTCGGTTTTACATAGGATAGACTCCTGCCACTAGGAAGTCCAATAAATAACATTCCACTTCTGTAAGAAAAGCTAATAGAACCGATGCTTGATGATTCTCTTTGCTTTACAGCCTTTTTAACAGCCCTATCAACATCCCACCAGAACTTTACGATATTGGGATTAGCCTCACGCCACATATCTACAAGTGGCTGCAGTTCATCTTCTTCAAGACCCATATCAAGAGCGCCCATTGACTTCAAAGCACCGACTGATCCGCCATAACCGAGTGCAAGTTCTGCAATTTTACCTTTCTGTCTTAAATGTCCATTTACACCATGCTTTTCAACCGGAACCTTAAACATCTGACTTGCAGATGCACAGTAAATATCTCCACCACCGGCAAAGACATCTGCTCTCCATCTTTCTCCTGCGAGATGAGAAAGCACCCTTGCTTCAATAGCAGAAAAGTCAGATACCACAAACTTCATACCATCTCGTGGCACGAAAGCTGTACGGATTAGCTGTGATAAAGTATCCGGGATATCGTCATAGAGCATATTCATCGCCTCATAGTTTCCTTGCTTTACAAGAGAACGAGCCTCTGCCAAATCAGATATATGGTTTTGTGGTAGGTTCTGTAACTGTATGAGTCTTCCTGCCCATCTGCCACTTCTATTAGCTCCATAGAACATAAACATCCCTCTAGCCCTACCATCAAGACAAACTGCATTAGCCATAGCTTGATATTTCTTTACAGAGGATTTTGCAAGTTGCTGACGAAGTGATAATACAGTCTTTAGTGGTTCGTGTGCCGTTTTAAGTACCGTTGCAACTTTCTTTTTGCCAAGGCTATCCATTTCAAGTCCGTTATTTGCAAGCCATTCTTTCATCTGCTGTACAGAATTTGGATTTTCAAGACCTGTCAGTTCCTGCATTTTATCTATCAGCACAGTTTTTGACTTTTCATCAAAGGTGATTGCATTAGTTACTACATCCATATCCAGTGCAATTCCTCTATCGTTGATTTCTTGGTCTAGATGATATTCTTCCCATACAAAATCGGGTACAGGAAATTTGCGTAGTCTATCTTGAATAGACATTTCTACCTTAACATCTCTCTTATTGTATTTCTTGAACATCTCCCACTTGGAAGTGTCGTGTTGTGGCATATTTCTTGTTCTGCCACCATTGACTTTCGTAGGCTTGCATGGAACACAGAAGTATCTGATGAGTTCCTTACCTTCAGTCAGCTTTTGTTCTTCAAGTCCAAGTACTGCACCTACTCCTGCAAGTGATAAGGGAAGTCCCATATATGCTGACCAAACCATAGAACATTTCCATGATGATGGATCAAGATAATTACCTACAGAGTCTTCTGGAATACTGTAGCTTACAAACTTTTCAGGATAAAATCTTCTAAGATATTCAGACAGACACACTCGTTCAAAATTTGCATTAAATGCCCATTTTGTAATCTGTTCATCTGTAAGTGCATCAAGGATTTCTTCTGGGAATGTTTCACCTTGTACCAGGTCAATTACAACAACTTCTCCACCATCTACAGAGTAGGCAAACAATAATATTTCAAAATTCGGTGATTGTGCATACTTATAAACGCCACATTTCTGTAAATCCACATCGGAAAAGGTTTCGATATCTATACTTATATTCTTCATTACATCACGCTCCTATAAACAAAGCGACAGTGGGAATCTTCCACACTGCCGCCCTTTCATTTACTCGTTATCTTTGTCTTTCTTTTTCATCAGATTTGGGAATAACCAATGAAGTAATCTCTTAATGATATTCAAGAACCACTTCCAAATGGCTACGAGACCGAAAATCCAAAAAACTGCTGTGATTCCAAGCAAGGTACCTCTGATTGAGGCATCGATTAAAGCATTAAGTGTATCCATCGCTTATACCTCACTTAAGATAAGAAATCATCATCGTCATCAGTTGCAAAATCGTCCTCTGCTCTAGACTTACCACCAAGAGGTTCTCCGTCCTTAATCTTCTGTAAGTTGTTAAGACCACAGGCGATACCCTTGTTACCATTAGAGTTGAAAGCATAGAAGTTGATACTAGCACGTCCATAGACACCACTGTAAACTTCGCTGTTATCGATGATGACATTTCTGTCGGCATCTACAATTCCAGGTGCTGTTGCAGAATTTGCATTGATGAAATAGCTATTTGCATATGCCTCATCATCTGGTCTTTCAAGGTCACCATCACGAAGAGGTGTCTTAAGAATAGAAAGTGCAGGTACGCTCTTTCCATTTCCCTTAAGCTTAGATTGACCTTCTTCATATGCAGCCTGAATTGCTTTCTTAATTTTCTCAACAGATACTGTGTCGGACTTTGGGATAATAAGGCTCACACTATACTTAGGTGTACCTCCATTGATTGACTTAGGCTGCCATACATTGCAGTAGCTCCATCTTGTCTCAGGTCCTGTGATTACTTTCATTGGATTATTAAACTTTGCCATAATATTTTCCTCCATTATTCTTTAAAATCATCTTTGGCTGTATTCATTTCCGGACGCTTATCACTCTCCGGAACGAGTGTTGGTTTGCCTTGTGGCTTATACACCAAGCCACCTAACAATTCATTAAACTTTGTCTTACCAAGAAGAGATGTCATTGCTGTAATCCCTAGCAACTTCTGTTCATACGGGTTGTGTCCTGCCTTTGTTACAGTTTCTGCTACTTTCTCTTCATCGGTGTATTTACGATTGGAACGTCCCTCTACCACTTTGAAACCATCATAGTGAGTTCCGTTCATTGCCTGTGCCAGAGCATACTCTTTGATATCAGTTATCCAAGACACTAGCTCATCTGCCTTTTCCAATATGACTGAGATTTCTGCATCATCGAGTGTTGATGGCATTTCAAAGTCATACTTTGCAAGTTCCATGTTGTATTCCATTCGCTTTCTACAGGTTGCTTTGACCTTACAGAACTGGCAGTGGGTGCCTGCCTTAAAATCGCCCTCACCCTTATATGCAAGCTGTGCAGTAGGTGCAAGAACTGTATCTGCCCAGGAATATAGGTCATCTTTCTTCATAACAAAGGTACTTACATTTTCCCTGCGTGGTTGAAAGATTGTCATTGATACTTCAGTGATGTCATAAATCCCATCGAAGAGATTTAAAGCACCAAGTGCATAACACATCATCTGTGGATTGTTATCAGCAAGAACTTCTACGCCCTTGCCATGCTTATAATCAATCACATAAAGAGTGCCATCACCGATAATCACGCAGTCCCCAGTACCAAATCCATCTGGAACATACTTTGAAAAATCAAGTTTCTGTTCTATCAAAACTACAGGGTCTTTGCAGATTTTCTTTACATTCTCTACTACGGAAGAACAATATTGTGCATATTCTTCAGCACACTGTTCCATCTCTTCATCGTAGTATGTAAGGTTATTTGTAGGGTTTCTACTCCTCATACCGATTGCCTTTTTAAGCTTATGTTCACAAAGAGTATGAGCATCAGTTCCTTGCAGTGCAAACTCACTGACTTTATCTTCTTTATCTGCACACAGCTTTGCAGAAGGTGGGCAATTGAGCCATCTATGACTTGCCGATGCTGACAAGAATGCGTGTGCTGCCATTAGATCACCTCCACCTTTTTGAGCAACTCTTCGTAATGTGAAGGGTCAATCGCAGAAAGCTTATCTGCACCAAAGCTGGAAATAACAGCTTTCACTTCTTCCGTATGACCATCTCTAGATTTACGAGTAAGGACGGCTCTTACTTCTTCAAGTGTCAGTGCCTTTTTCTCTTCCTTCACAGGTTCTGGCTTAGATTCTTCTTTCTTTGGCTTTTCAGTTTCTTCTGCCGAGAACATCTCAGTCAATGTTTCTGAAATACCTATAAGGATTTCACCGCATCTTTTAAGCTCTGCTACCTGTTCTGCCAGTTCTTTCATCTTTCCCATTAGGCTTACCTCCTTCCTTAACTTCTCTTACATCCACGGATTCAACTGTCTGCCCTGGAGCAAGCAGATATACCTGTGTAAAATCACCGAATAAGAACCTTGCAATTCTTGATGGCAACTTCATATCTGCTGCTCTAAGGACATTGGCTTTCTTTCCGTTGGGGTCTGAAACATTGATTGTAATTCTGTGTTTCAATGCCATTTTCTGTACCTCGCTTTCTGTAAGGTGTTCTCCCTTACAAGTTACAGGCAAAGAAAATGACTCACTTTTTACCCCTATCATAAAAATTATTTAAAAAAGTTTTCTTTGATATAGTTCATTGCATTGTCATGATGCTTTTTAACATTCTTTATACTGATTCCCATTTGCTTAGAAACATCTGTAAATGAGTAACCCTCGAACTCAGTAAGAATAAGGATCTTTCTTTGTTTATCAGTCATTTGATTTATAAGTTCACGGATTCTGTATGTTTCATCACTTTCTTCTGTTTCCACCACTAGAGCTGCTTGATATAGAAGCTGACTCTTATCAAATGCTGTATCAGTTTTAGATTCGGAATTATGTTCTCCAAAGTCATAATCAAAGGAAAGGTTGTAGTTGCTAGGAAAAAGTTCTTTTATTACATCTTTAATTTCATCTGCAGTTGGCTCATAGCCACGATAAACTGTTTCTTTTTTTATGTACTCTTCTGTCCAAGCCTTAATGGCAGCTTTCTCTTCATCTGTTCTTTCCGGTCTGAGATTCTTAAGGTTGTAATAAACCTCACTATCATCAAGTGAATGGAGCATTTTAATATCTGCCTCAGTCACACTATTTTCACCAGGACGAAGCGTTAAACTTTGCTCCTTTCCATCAACATTGGTAAATGTGTAAGTATAAGATTCTCTTTTTGCTGCATTTGTCTTAAAAATTTTCATGTTTGCCTCCTAACTCGGAGGTCAATCACGACAAGATATAAAAATAGGCCTGTGATGGAGATATACACAGACCTTGAAAGCCTAAAAAGAGCGCAACAAAGTAAGGGTATCTCTTCACGGCTCGTCCACTGTTTTTATTACAGTGAATCGAAACCTATAAGATATCCTGCCTGATTGCGCACTCCGGCATGATTTTCTATTTTTTGAGTGTTCTGACACTCAGGTGAAAATACCTATTGTTAAATACATTCAACTCAATGTCAGATAGTAAAAGCGAAATAGCAACTGCTTGGACGAAGGTTGTTAATCTTCGTCCATTTGCATCAAGTCACCAAACACGTCCCAATAAAATGCTGGGCTTAAATCTTCAAAGGATGTAGCATCATATCTTGCAAATGTGCCATTAACAGCTTGACTACCGTACTTATTAGCTACTAAATCAGAAAGATTCTCGATGTTTATTTTCCAGTCATTTCTATCCATTAAATGTACCTACCTTTCTAAATTCTTATATTCAAAACCAACATTTGACTGAGGGTGTTCATTCTCATTTGTCATGTGTTTTATTTTAATTACATCTTACTTGATTGCTTTTAATAATAAAATTCCATAGAAAAACCCTTTACTTATTGGTTATAAGTAAAGGGTTCTATGTTGTTTTTATATTATTTTATGCTATAATAAAGGATATAATAAAGTGAACTTGTCAACTTTAGATTTAAAGTAATTGCTTTTGTCACGATTTGGTAGTTCACTAATCAAACAAATCCTCAAAAAGGAGCTATTTCAATGAAAAATTCTATAAATTCTTTTTTAGTTAATTCCTTTGAATATGAAAACTACCCTTGTATCTGTAAAAAAGAAACAGTATATTCAGCCCCAAATGAAGAACCTCGATATGTTGTAAAATTATGTAGGAACACATGTGTAAGTCCTTTGAAATTTTCTTACTCTGCACAGAGTGGATTAAATCTTTCAGGTAACGCTGGCAGAATCATAGAGGAAAACATACTTGGAAAACTATTAGCAATTCCTACAAATGATTTAGATGCAACAATTAAATTCATTGAACAGTACGGATTTATTACGCCCATAAGCGACTCTGAATATGAATCAATAGACTCAGCTGCTTTATTAGCTTTCTTCGAAAGAATCAAATCTACTGTACGACTAATGAGTTCAATTGCAGAAAAAAAGAATTATACAAGCATATTTATAAGCCTTTCATACCTTTTGTTCTCAAATACTGTAATGATAGATACATCTAAGGGAATTTTTTCAACAGTTGAGCATTCCTTTTCTTCTTTACTTAAATCTTTCACAAATATGCCGGATATCCAAAGAAATCAAGAGTTGTTCGACAACGGATTTATTAGTATTAAGGATGCGGTTAAACAAAAACAGGTTAAGATTGAGAGAGATGAACTAATAGGCATGGTTTCTGGTAATGGAGTAGCTAATTTGCCCGGAAGTACTGATCCATTATTCAAGAATCTATTTGCTCTTTACACCAACTATCATAGTGAAGATGAGAACTTGCATCTCATTATCGATTTTTATATGAATTTCCAAAGAGAAATCGGAATTATTAAAGCTGTAGAACCTAAAAAGGTAAAATATTATAAGAAAGAGGCTATTGATTATTCTGATAAGCTAAAGAATGCTATGTTAAAAGTTGCGGAAATTGTTATCAGTGATGAGATCAACGGAAATATTATTGGAATTCATCCGTCTTATACCTATGGCTCTCTTTCACCATCATGGAAACTCTCTAGTTTTCTTGAGGCACTATACTTTTCTATTTTTTATATGCAGCCCGGTGTAGAGCTTTACAAAGAATGTGAAAATCCTGGTTGCAAACGAAATAAGTATTTCTTGATAAAATCCACTAGACAAGACAAGAAATATTGCTGCCCTCAATGTGCTAACGCTGCAGCACAAAGACGCAGCAGACAGAGAAAACTAGAAAATTAAAAAATCCTCCGATACAACGGCTATTGCTATTGTTCGGAGGATTTCCTTTATAATATTTTATACTTTTTATAATTTTACTTCGGTTCAGACACAAGTCCTCTTGCTAACACCTTTTCAATACATTCAGCAAGCTCTTTTTTCTGCTGTTCAGGAGTACCTATATAATTATACATTAGATAACGAGTATCCATAACAATTCCTTGAATACGCTCATAATTCTTCATTCTAGGATTTGATGAATCATATCTCCAATCACCTATTGCCTCACCTATATTACCTACAGTACTAGTTAAATGAAAAAGATTATCCTTCATGTTGTACGGCATAATAAAACAGTTGAATAAATCTTCGTTTTTTATACCTTTTGCTCTTTCGATATATTCGCCATAAGTAATCTGTTTATTTATATCAGTTCCATTTGGCAAATGATTTGGATTAGCTGTCCAACCATATCTATAACATTTAGCATCAAGCACATAATATTTGTCCTTGTAAATCATTATAGAATCAGGATAAAGAGGTCGTTTCTCTTTGTCTTGACCATAATCCAAGAGCCATCTAGTTCTTGGGAAATATTGCTCCTTGTCTTCAATACCGAATGCCTTATCTATCATCTTTTCCCAAATATGGTCAAAATCATCCGTACCAAAGAAATATTGAGTGTCTGAATTCTTTTTATCTACATATTCAAGCATAGATTTCATAGCACCGAATAATTCTTGTTCAACATCATTATTGGTTGATGCCAATCTCTTCTGTAAGATGTATATTGATTCCTTTATTCCCGGATGGACTCCAGGTTTTTCTGGCATAAATGGAACATACAACCATCCCATCTTTTCGAAGGCCTCGTAAACACAGTATTTATGAATTTGTGTAATCTCCTTATTTGCATTAGGAGTAGTCGAACGAACAGTCATTTTTGTAAATACTAATGATCCGTTTCTTTGAACTAATGCCATTTGGTCTCTGACTGTTCGTGGCCATGATGTTCTGCCCTTTGTATCCGTTAGGTATTGGGGGTCAGTTTCTATAATGTATCTTGCTTTCTGCAAAAAATCTCGAATGACAGTAAGATAAGCATGTATTGGAAAATCCACTGTTTGAGGAGCCTCAAATTTAGACTTTTCTATTACTTTATCTTCTTTCATGAATACAGCAAGAACTCCAAATAGGTTATTAATATCATTTCGAAGGTCATCATCGTTATCTGGTAATTGATAGCCGATAGGAAAGTATATGACTGCATCATCTGAGTCAGCTTTGACTCCGACAAATCTATCTCCGTCATCATTCGTATTAACATGACATCGTTCTCTAAGATTTTTCTTTAAATCCAATCTGACTCACCTCGCTTTTAATTTTGATTAGGCTTAAGTGAATCTCTCACGGATTGTCTAAAGACCTTTAGTCTATCATCGCCTGTATTAAATACAAACGTTCTTATGACTTTTTCTAAGCTATCCATTGTCTCTGTGTCGAACAATGCCTCATGATTGAATTTAAAGGCATCATCCCATAGGTACTTGATAACCTTTTCTGGGAATAAGCGATTGTGAAGAATTGCTTCCCTTAATTCCTCAAGTCGTTTTTCTTGAATCGCATCAAGCTTTTCTGCAGACTCAATCTTTAATAACGCATTTAATTCGTCAATTGTCTTTGTATAATCACCTGTTGGAAGTACCTTATCATTAAACTTTAGGTCATTCTCATGAATGAAATAAACTCCTAAACGTTTGTCTTCAGCTGACGCCATTTTAGCACTATTTCCAACAATAAGTTTATTAACTGTTTCGCAGAATTTTTGCCAAGTTACCTTTGTATCCAAAATCTCAGCGTCTGCCAACGATGGTCTAACGTTATCGAAATTATTCTCTATTAACCTCATGCTCCATCTTCTTTGAAAAGCAGTATCTAAGGTAAATACATTTTGGTCAGAGGTATTCATTGTGCCAAGAATAGATAAGTTTGATGGAATTCTTACTTTGTGCTTTCCGTCACCGTAAACAACCTTTGCTATGTTTTCATTAGTAATTCCATATTCACTTGTTCCACAAGGATATGTAATACCATCAGCATTCTTCTCTTCAACAGTTCTATCTAACAATTGGAAAATATCACCGAAAATGGCAGGTGCGTTCCCTCGGTTAATTTCCTCAATAATAAGTACATATGGAACTGTTGGGTTTTTGTATGCATCTCTTAAAATATTTGTAAAAGGACCTGAAGTAAATTCATAAGTAACCATCTTATCAGTTGGATCTACAACAGGAAGAATCTGACCAATAAAATCAGCATTTGTATAATCTGGATGGAATACTAATCTCTCAACTCTCGTACCCTTTTTACAATATTCATGCTCAATGGTCCAACTCTTACCAGAGCCAGGAACTCCATAGAGAAGTATATTTCTACCTGTAATTAAACGAGTAGATTCATCTATAATATCATTATTATTCGAAGAATTATTTGCCGACAAATCACCATCTTCTTGACTTTCAAAATCCTCTAGCTCAAATAAAGATTTTCTTGAGCCTAAAAAGCCTAAATAATTAGATGTAGTAAAGATGTTAGGATTTTCTTCAAATATGAACACTTTTTTTGCAACTTCTTGTACTCTATCTTCTTTAATACGAATTGACTCTTTATCAAACTCTAGCGTATCAAGTTGTTTTAGTGCCAAGATGAGTCTATTATCAAATTTCGATTTATACCGTTCAAATTCTCCTACAGTCTCATCTGATTCACTTCTCAAAAGTTTTATTAATAACAGCGTTTCAAGAAAGTCCTCAAACACTTCTGTAGTAGCTACTAGATAACGATACTCTGTCATTGAAATTTCATATTTTCCTGTAGTACGACCTAACTCAATGAGTACCTTATACAACAGCATTACTGGATACAGACGATAATTTTGTCTTACACTGTCTCTCTGCTCATCAATTTCTGAGCTTATAAACATCTTTTCAATTTGTCTCTGAATTATGTCTTTATACAGTTCAGTTTTTTCATACGCACCATCACAACGACTTGTGATTTCTTTAAATGTGTCTGTAATGATTGACTCATCATACTTTGATGATGTCATAGTAATCAAACCAAAAAAAGCCGCAACTCGTAATGCACGATAATTGTTGGCAATATTTAAGTTCGGCTTTACTCTGCTTAATTCACTTAACTGATCAGAAATAAAATCTTGAATATTTTTATTCTGTGTAGCACTTTGATATTTTTCTAGGAATGATACCAAATAACACAAACTATCAAATGCAGTCGGCTGTTTAACTAAATACCAGCACTCGTAGTCGCTTGCATTTTTTAATTTTTGAAGTTTATTTTGTAAGATAGGATTCATGATTAATTATCCTCCGTTTCTATAATTTTTCTTACTAATTTTGCTAAGAAGAAAGAAATCTTCGGTGGTACAGCATTTCCGATTGTTTTGCATATGGTTGTCTTATTTCCATAGAAAACAAAATCATCAGGGAAACTTTGTATTCTTGCAGCCTCCCTAGGAGTTAATGTCCTATTTTCAGTAGGATGAATAAACCTCCCTCCTGCCGGTGTATCAAATCTAGTTGTAATTGTTGGTGCCTGCTCATCCCAACATAACCTTCCGTAAGATCCACTATGAACAGAATTAATTTGTTCATCTAATGCCGTAAAATTTTGACCATTATCCACACGGCTCATTCTATCTACTGCCACTTTTGAATGATTTGTTTTCGTATGATTAGTTAAAGTACTATTATTACTAGACAAGTATTTTTGATATTCTGTCGTGGCTACTGGATTTACTATTTTACCGTCAGCAGTTGTACTCGGTAAATTCCCAATAGCATCTTTAACTGTAACTTTATCAAAATATGTAGGATACTCTTTTTTCATATCTTTAATTGTCAAATCCCATAATTTTTCAACATCCACATTATCAATTGTCGTACCAATAATAATCAGTCTTTCCCTCTTCTGTGGAATTCCGAACTCTACAGCTTTGACAACTCGGTAATATAAATGGTATGGTTGACCATCTAACATTTCGACATCTTGAAATATTCTTTGAATCTCTTCAAATATCTTACCATTCTGCATGGTCATGATCCCTTTAACATTTTCCATAACGAAGACTTTAGGTTTTACAGTCTTTACAACATTAAAATAGTGCTTAAAGAGATAGTTTCTCGGATCATCGATAAATCCCTCTCTAATCCTTGCTCCAGCCATTGAAAATCCCTGACACGGCGGACCTCCAATGATGACATCAGCATCACCTAGTTTAAACATACCAGATTGATCTATATTTCTTATATCATCTACAATCATATCCACTTCTGGATGATTCAACATGTAGGTGTTTGCAATTTTATCGTCAAACTCTACAGCTTTTTTAACTGTATATCCTTCTTTCATAAAGCCTAAGGATAGACCACCACAGCCCGAAAATAAATCAATTACGTCCATTTTCAACACCTCCACCAATTCTGTATCTATACGAGAAATTTTTAATATAAATACTTTCTTCGTCTGTCAATCCATATAGTGCATTTACATAATCATCAATCTCATGTATAACATCTACACATTCTTTATGTTTATATTCATAGTCTGTTTGCTTAGTACCAACATATACCTTGGTGTCTTCCAACCTCATTTCTAAGTCACTAGCTAATCTGTTAGTTGTTTGAAAATCATTGATATCCGGAACTTTGAATCCTATTAGCTCTTTTCGGGTAATATGCCAGCAGTCTGACACACATATCCAATACCACCAAAATAATGATGAATTCAAAAGACACATGCAAAAATTCGCATAATCTTGATTTTGACACTTGAATTCTTTATATTCAGAACCATTATGCTGGGTCAAGAACGCCTTTATCCAAAAAGCAGCTCTCATATTCAAGTATATCGGAACATCATCATTATCAAGTAATTTTATGAGATCTGTTCGATGTTTGACTGTTTTCTTATAAACCTCGCTATCTACTCTTGTTCCTAGTTTTGGTATAAAATCATCTTGAGCAAACATGTTTTTCACAACCTCTGTTGTATTGAATAATTCACTTCTCTCTTCTTTATACCAATACCTATAATTTCCAGTATATATATTTCGTTCGGACTCTATATTTCTTCCAAAGAGAACACATAATTTTTGGTGTACCGATGCAAATAAACAATCTGGTCTATCTGAATAACTTAAAATGTATTGTTCTGCAGTTTGTAAAGACAATTCATCACGTATTTTCTTCATTCTTGGTGTTGATACATACGATAGTGGGATAATGAATCCCATCACTCCACCTTTTTTCAAATGTTGCGCAGAATTATCCAATACATTTGCATAGATGTTACCATATTTAATTGTTGGCGTTGCTTCGCTCTTTGAATCTTCTACATATGGTGGATTCCCGATAATAATGTCATACTTCACACTTTCATCTGGCGTTGTAGATACAAAATCATACGATTCAAAGCATGATTCCATCACTTCTGCTAATCCTTTTATTTTCGATGTGCCGTGTCTATGCAGAACACACAGCAATAATCTAATTTTTGTGATTGTTATAGAATCAGGATTCAAATCATTTCCCTTTAGAGTTGAAACTACTTTTTTTATTTTGCCTTTTGTAACCTCAGTATGATGCAAATCCAATAAATCCAATTTCATTTCAAGTGCAGCCAATAGGAATACCCCTGCGCCACAAGTTGGATCATATACTGTTTTTTCATAGCAAAAACTGCTATAAGGAATTCCGTTCAAATCAAGTACATGAAGATTATTCGGTTTCAGTTTTCCACACACCATCTTCACGCTATTAAAGAGGATAAATTTTACAATGTCAGTAGGAGTATAATATACACCTTTTGCTTTTCTTATATCTTCTTTCTCATTTATGTTAGACAAGATTTCTTGAACTTCTTCATATGAATACATCTCTTTGTATGCAGTTACAGAATAATCATTTTTACCTAACACCTTTTTTATTTCTTCTCTAATTACAGTTAGTTCACTTTTACTATAGTTTTGTATAAGATAACCATTCGTAATAGACAATGCATTTAATAACATACTGCTTGCCATATCGCACCTGCCTCGTTTTAATATTCGTTTATGTCTATGCCTGAATTAAGCAACCTTTCATAACGTTCATATGAAATCATCACAGCGATAGGTTTGCCATTCTTTTGAATAAATGCAGCCTGGTCGTTTTCAACTAGATTTCTTATTAATTTAGAAGATTGTCCTCGATTGAACTCTCCTATATTTAAATGTTCCATTGGTAATTTTGCTTTTCTATCATTCATCTATAGTACCTCCAAAGCACAGCTCACTTATTCTATTATACCAGTTTGCAACTGCAATTTCAATGCTTTTTATAATTGTTAATATACTTGTAAAAGTAATGACATTTACAAACTATTTTTACATGCAAACTTTTGAACGATTATCACATTTTTGAACGATAACTTTCATAGGCTATCGTTCAAGCGTTGTGCATACTGAAACTCTAAAATTCACTCTTCAAAATTTCTCAAGACAAAAAAATAAGACCTCAAAATCGGTCTGTTCTCAAATCCCCTTATATTAAGCACTTTCTAGGGGTGTGCATATAAAATCATTGTATTTATCTGATAGTCTTTATTTCAAAAACAACATCCTCAGGTTTTAGATTGACTAAATCACAAAACAATTGTGTTATATGCTTAGGAGTAAGGATTATACCAAGTGTTTGTCCATCTCCTCCTGAATAACTCATAAATTCCCCGTAAAATCGACCAATATAATCTTCTGCCGATTGAGAATATCTTATTGAACGATAAATTTTTTCAAACAAGAACTCTGTGAAATGTTTCAAGGGAGTTTTGTTTAATTTTTCATCAATTTCATTAAGTTTTACTGTATCCTTTATGAATGCAAATTGCCCTAATATTTTATCTTTTTTTACTGCTGGTGATACATTTGCTCTTTGTAAATTAGCGTCTATCGCATCATATATTTTTTGACCATCAGTTTTTATAGTATCCCCAGTTAAATCACTAATAGCAAAATTCTTAAATTCAGTTTCTCGAAGTGCTAGCAAAATTCCTGATACAATTAATGGTTTTTCAGTATCAAGAAGATTCCCATAATTTCTCAAGTCCTCATGCAATACCTCAGCATCTTTTAGGATTTCAGCAGTTTCCTTTTCAGTATCAGTATCTTCTTTCAGCACTTCTCGTGTATAATATTCATCAATATTATCCTCGTTAAAGGAGATGAAAGACTGTACTTCGGGAAGTTCCCTGTAAAACTCTGTTTCATCTACATATATTGGAGAAATTTTATGCCTTCTTTCATCTCCCGATACACCAAAGGCAAATATTTTCTTATAGGTTGTATTCTTTGCAAGATGTTTAGCATAAAATAAAGCACCATTTACCGCATAATCACAAACTGCATTTATTTCATGGCTTATACAGTTCTTTTCGTTTAACTGAATATGTTTGCTTAAATCAGCCTTATCTTCTACAACAAGTAAATAATCTTTAACAACCGCTACATACTCTGGAAATCCTACATTTCCAGTACCTTTTTTAGAAGCAGTCTTTAAAGCTTTATCTATTTCTTTTATATTACTCCCTTGTGCATCAAAATGGATTTTAGCTTGTTTTAACAAATCATATACCCACAAGTCAGTCTTGATTTCTTTTTTCGCCATTTATTTACACCCCCTTTTATTTCTTTATATCCTGTCTGACAAGTTGTTTCAGGTATTGAGACACATTGTCACACTCTTCAAATTTTTCAAGGATATCAGCATCTGTACCTTTATTCAATTTCAAAGAGAAACTCTTAGTGTTTTTCTTATCATATCTGGCCTGTTTTCTAAATTGAGGATCAGCATACTTTTCTGTATACATTATAATCAAATCATTAAGCTCATCTCGTGACTTTAATTTAAAGGCTCTGAGCGTCTCTTTTTCAGATAATAGTCTTCTATCTCTGAAATCAGATTCCTCAGTATCTAGCCACTTTTCTGCCTTATCCATCAAAATGAACTTTTTCACATAGATAGGATTTCCATCCTTGAAGGAGATTCCAAATACTTCACCAAAGGCATTGTAATACTCTCTGAAATCACCATTGACAGCATCCATGACCTCTTCTTCAAGGATTCCAGATACCTTATCCAGCATATCCTCATAATCTGTAATTCTTACTTTAAGTGTCTTGAAGTTAAGCTTGGAATCGAATTCAGCTGTCAATTCAGTGATTCTTTCGTTCTGCCACCATGAGAAGAAATCTTCTGCTTTGTTCAATCTGTAAGTTCTTTCTAGATTACCTACAATATCATCAATATCTCTTACTAGTTCATCGTGAGATATATTCCTGAATTTTGCAGAACCATCATAATTATATTCAACTTCGAATTCATCAATACAGCCTGTATATTGATATTCATCTGGTTCATCTTCATTTATTTCATATTCATTAACCAGAACCGCATCATACGAACAGTTATAGGAAGAAGAAGCTTCTTCCTTGGCAGTTTTGATTGCTTCTTCTTCGTCTTCAATAAACACTGGCTGACACCCTTCCAGACTGGAGAAAGTGATCTCTCTGTTTTTGTTCTGGTTTATCAGTTCAATAGCATATTTTGTTTTCATATTATTTCCTTTCGTTTATGTGTTTTTAATAGATTGAATGAATTCATCAATTTTATAACTTCTCCATTTTTCTTTTAGTACTGTTGTATACGTAATATTTAACATCACGCAAGCTCAGCTGATAATGCCAATCATCCTTGTTTTCTAGAATTTTATTAACTGGTCTTAAAAGATTTCTTACACCACTTGCTGTGGCTGGTCCGACAGTTATAATGCATTCGATTCCTTCAATAGTAAATGTTTTAGCTTTAAGTTCTTCGTTATAACCCACTTTTTCAATTTTTCTTAAATCTTTTAGTTCTTCCATTTTATTTGTTCTCCTATGATTTTCAAAATTCTTTTAACACTTCTGCATCTACCATAATGATTTCATTCGCATCATTACAACCGTAACAAACATCGCTACCGATTAAATAACAGTAGGTTGCAGGATAGGTTCTTTTTACAAATTCAACGATTTTGGATAAGTTATCTAAATCATCTGTACAGTTAATAGCACATGTTCCATCAAGTTCACCACCATCCCAAAGACCTAATGCATTAATATATTTGCTTCCGTCCTTAGGATCATCTTGCCACCAATTGTGTGACAATTCACAGATTTCGCCAATTTCATACTTTTTATCATCTGCTCTGATTCCGTACCACTCAAATTCTTTCATCTTGATTACCCCTCTTCTCTTTATCTATATTATACCATAGGTGTTACCTACTTTCAATATTTTTAGGTAGGTATTACCTACCTTATATATTTTGAAGTAGGTGTTACCTACTTTTTTTTAAAGTGCCTTATACCAATATAATCTTCAGCATATACTTATCTGAGATTCCACCATAATCCCTCTCATTTTTTTATCGATGTTCTAGAAAAAAAATACAATGATCAGATGCTACGCCTAGCCATGCTGCACAGACTCCGCATCCTTTTCATTTTCATTATTTTAGTTCTAACTGAAAAAAATACCTGTTGCATCCCCTTGTCAAATATCAAGGAGCTTCCCTATGGGACTCCTCCTTGACATTTGACTTATCAGGGGTTGCACCTTTAGGAGGCGAGGCGAGTCCGCCTTAAAATCAAGGAGGAATAAAATATGGAAAATCTATCAAAAGAAGAGTTATTTAAGCTTATCGAAGAGGCAGGTAACGAAATTGACTGGGGCGTAAAATGGGATAGTGCCCTTACCTATCTAGAATTCATCAACAATAGCCCAGAGGGTGAAGATATTTCTTTTGATTTGAACTCAGAAGAAATTAATACTCTTGAAAGTGTAGTTCATGATCTATATGAATATTGGGAAGACTTTAATGCTTATGACCATGCTGTGATGTGGTATCAGACTGAAGGAAAATACGGTGGACCTACTGACCTTAGAATTCTGATTGATGATGCAGAGGACATCAAAGACATGTACTACAAGCTTTATAAAAAAATATCTGAAACTGTTCACTTATACTGACAGCATGGCTCTCATGCTGTTTTTTTATGTTTTCAGGAAAAATGCTTGCAAACCCATAGAAAAACAATAGCAAATACTTTTTATTCTACAAATGACACTATAAAGGATTATACAAATCTTCCATATAAATATTACACTATCTATAGCGTGCACGTTTAACGAAGATTGCATGAAATCAGGATAAAAAACGATTATTAGCCTGTTTTTATCATCAATGCCATGACCATTCCATCATGGCTTTTTTCATTTTCATTCATTTTGCTCTAGTAAAATAATAAATCTAAATGATCAGGTGCAGATGCCCTCGTTGCCTCTCGGACCATCTGCATCACGGATGCTACGCCTGTCCATGCTGCACAGACTCCGCATCCTTTTTCATTGTCATTGATTTTGTTCTAGTTTAAAAGAAAATACCTGTTGCACACCCTTGTCTCTGTCAAGGAGCTTCCCTTCAGGACTCCTCCTTTGACATTCGCCTTATCAGGGTGTGCACCTATAGGAGGCGAGGCTGAGATGCCGTTAAAAATTAGGAGGAATAAAATATGGAATTTAAATTATCATTCAAGGACTGGAACATTGAACGCATGACAGGATATAAACCTATGACAACATGCTACATGGATTTCAGCATTGCAGAAGCCTTTGGAGAATCAGCAGTACTAGAAACATATGAGTCACTTATGGAACAGATGAAATATGACTACAGATGGCTCACTGAATTTGTCATGGCTCTCAACTGGAAGATTTGGGAGCACTATGAAACCAATGAAAGACTAGCAGAAATATATAATTCTCTTTGGGAACAGGCACAGAATTATGCATGTAATAACCTATATGGAGATGAACTCAACTATTTCTACAGTACAACAGATTAAGTATAAGAAAAAAATCTTATTATGGAGGAGGAAAATATTATGGATTATAGTAACAATATCAAGAAAGGTGACATCTTCTATGTCGCCTATGCAAAGGATTATATAAACGGAGATGATGATACAGGAAGACCTGCAATCATTGTATCAAGTGATTCATTGAATCTTCATAGTGAGTATGTGAAGGTGGTATATCTTACCACAAAGCAGAAGAAGCCAATGCCGACTCATACATTTATATACTGTAAGAAGCCTTCAATGGCTCTGTGCGAGACGATTGATACAATCGAGAAGAGCAGACTAGGAACTTACATAAGAACGCTGACTAATGATGAAATGTATAGAATTGACTGCTGTATCATGTGTTCACTAGGTATTGATTTTCAGACAGCCATTGAACTAAAAACTGAAAGAGACCTTTACAAGAAACTGTATAAGGAACTTCTTGGAAAAGTTGTTAAAAGTATGGATTAACTTCCATACTTTTTATATCTGCGAAACGGTATCAGCCTTTTCCTCTGGAAAAGGCTTCTTCTATATTTTTGTGCGGTGCACCTTCCGTTGCTCCTTCGACTGCACCGCACAGGCTCGTCAGCTTTGCTTCCTCACCTAATCATTTTCATTATCGATGGTCTAGTCAAATAAAAATTCAAAAGATCAGGTGCAGTGCCCCTCGTTGCTCTTCGGACGCTCTGCACCAAGGATGCTCCACCTGTCCTGCCGTACAGACGTAGCATCCTTTTTCATTTTCATTCTTTCTGGTCTAGGTAAAAAGAAAATGTTTGTTGCACACCCTTCGTCTCTGTCAAGGAGCTTCCCTTCGGGACTCCTCCTTTGACATTCGCCTTATCAGGGTGTGCACCTATAGGAGGCGAGGCTGAGAAGCCGTTAAAATTTAGGAGGAATAAAGTATGAACAAAAAGTATGATGAAATTGTGAAGTTACCATGTGACAAATTAGCACAGACCATGAGTGACATCACCTATCTTTATGAGGAGACTAGAGTACCAAAACAGCACTACAAGAAATTCCTGGATGAATGTGTACAGGAGGAATTAGACACAATCGTCAACAACAGAATCCTTGAAGTCTATGTAAAGACAATCAAGCAGATTATTGAGGAATCACCTGTACTATTCGTCAAGGCACTTATGTGCATTGATAAGAAGATCAACCCTTCTAGTATGCGACCATATGAACAACAGGCACTTATCGTATGTGCTTCACAGTTTGTGGAAGGAAAGAAGAAAGTACAGTATCTTGATGATTCAGTGTACGAATTATTTGATGAAATCATCAATAACGGAACAAAAAGAATTCTTGAGTTATCTGATGATGAAGACGAAACCAATGACAAGGAATTGAATTAAAGGAGAAATAAGAAAATGGAAGATTTACTAAAAAAAATGTTTATGTTTGTAATGTCTGCGAAAGAAGATGATGTGCTATGCATACATATCGAAGAGACAGGTGAGACATATAAATTCAGTTATTATGAAGTTCTTGATATAGTATTTCTTGGAAAACTGCCAGAAAGATTTGAAATGAAAGAGTAATCAGCGAATAGGGGAGACATCTCCCCTATTTCTGCTTTTTTCTGAGAAATGGTATCATCCTTTTCCTCTGGAAAAGGCTTCTTCTATATTTTTGTGCTTGCACCCTCCGTTGTCTCTCCGACTGCAAGCACAGACTCGTCAGCTGAAGCTTTCTCGCCAAATCATTTTCATTCATTCTGTTCTAGAAAAATAAAAAATCAAATGATCAGGTGCAGACACCTTCGGTGCACCTCAGATTGTCTGCACCTTTACGGATGCTACTCCTGTACTGCCGTACAGACTCCGCATCCTTTTTCATTGTCATTGTTTTTAATCTAGTTTAAAAGAAAAGACCTGTTGCACACCCTTTGTCTCATGTCAAGGAGCTTCCCTTTGGGACTCCTCCTTTGACATTCAACTTTTCAAGGGTGTGCACCTTCAGGAGGCGAGGCGAGTACGCCTTAAAATTAAGGAGGAATAAAATATGTTTAAAGCAACAGAAAAAGAAGTAAAAGAATTAAGAAGGGAATATCCAAAAGGAACAAGAGTGGTTCTTGTTCGAATGGACGATACACAGGCACCACCTGTTGGAACCAAGGGCACAGTATTAGGTGTAGATGACACAGGCAGTCTTCTCATGGCTTGGGATAATGGGTGTGGTTTAAACGTAGTCTATGGTGAAGATGAAGTGAAGAAAATCAATGATTCTATGAGTGAATACAGTTTGCGAGATATACTCATTGCATTTTCAATTAAATACAAGGGAATCTTCACAAGCATCTATGGTGCAATAGCAATAAAAGAAGAACTTAGTCATGATGAAATGGAAGAACTTCTCGACAAAGCACCTAAGTACCTCGTCACAATCATAGATGATGATTATCCTTCATCGCTCAAGAAGATTCCATGTCCCCCATTTGTTCTCTATTATTGTGGCGATTTGGAAGAAATCAATGAAAAGGAAATATCACTATTCCATGTAGGTTCATTAAAACACGGACATCGTTATTTCATGCCGTCAGCGAATTACTCAAAACGTTTCATTGCCTGTGAGAATCCATTAGAATTCAGCAATTATCTCAATGAATTGATAACTATCTACAAGGATTGCATTTAATCAATTAAAGTATGGATTAAACTTCCATACTTTTTTTAAAAAAATTTTCGGTGCGTGCACCCTCCGTTGCTACTCCGACTGCACGCACAGGCTCGCAAGCTGAAGCTTCCTCGCCAAATCATTTTCATTATTTTTGGTCTAGTCAAATAAAAATTCAAAAAATCAGATGCAGATGCCCTCGTTGCCTCTCGGACCATCTGCATCCTTTTTCATTGTCATTATTTTTAATCTAGTTTAAAAGAAAATACCTGTTGCACACCCTTGTCTCTGTCAAGGAGCTTCCCTTCGGGACTCCTCCTTTGACATTCGCCTTTAAGGGCGTGCACCTATAGGAGGCGAGGCTGAGAAGCCGTTAAAATTAGGAGGAATAGAAATATGGAAAATTTAGTATCGCATGAAGCAATGGTAAAGGAAATTAAGAATTTATGCTGGGACAACAGATACCGTGAAGGTATGACAGTAGAACATCTAGCTGAGGAACTTGATGCACTAGCTGAGGATTTTGATCCTTACGAATACCGTGACAATATCCAAGAAGATGATAGTCATATTGATGATATCATCAACGATTTGAGAAATGGGAAAATCAGTGGATATATGGAATTTCTTCAAGAAGTTGCTGAGGAAGACGAAGACAACAGTGTTGTTGCAGAAATTCTTATGGATTATTTAAAAGAATATAAGAAAGGATGCTGAGATTATGAAGAAGACTTATAACAGAACAATGTTCATTGATAATCTTCCAGAAGCACAGGTAAAGGTCATCGTATATGACAGATGTAAATATGATAGACAAAGCAGAATAAAAGAAAGGCTTTTCTTCACTGGTCTAGAATCATGGGACATCATTTCTGGTGAAGATGAAGCAAGGATGATTGAATCATATACTAAAGATGTTGATGAGATACACGAATATATGATTCTTCACTTCATGGACGGAACAGAAAGAATATTTTGCAACTCATATGTTGATTTATTCATATCATAAAAAGCAGAGTGAGGCGATAACACTTAAAACACTAACTTTAAAATTAGGAGGAAAAGAAAATGTGGAATATGAATAGTGGATACAGTGGTTACAGCATGAGCAATCGTGCGGTAGAAGCTTATGAAGATGGCGAAATGCCATTATCAAAATGGAGCAAACAGTTAATCATAGATGAAGTAGTAGAATACGAACACTTCACTGAAGAAGAATTGAAGAGATTCTCTAAGAAAGTCTTAGTCGAATATTTTTTAGAACGTTCTTCCTGGCACCATACAAGCAATTACTGTAACAAGACTTACTTCTACTCTATTGATGTAGATAAAGCTGAAGACGGCTCTATTGAAGATTTGGAAGAAATCAAAAAAGACTATGCAACAGAAAGAAAACCAAAGAAAGATATTAAAAAATTGGTAGTAAGAAAAGCACATATAAACTTTCTTGAATGGGGTGGTACAAGAGCACATCCAAAAGCCACAGAAGTGGGTGCATATGCAGTAATCATCGGCGATTGGGCATATTTAGAAGACGGAAGAAAGAAGAGCATCTGCTCGAATGGTTTTAAAATCAAAAAATATCTTGATAGAGCACCAAGAGGAACTGCCAATATTTTTAAGAGAATATTGAAAAATCTACCAAATTCAGTTAAAAAGAAGATATAGAAAATTCAAAAAAGGAGTGATAATCATATGACTGATAAAGAAAGATACGAAGAACTCTATAAGAAGTATAATATTCTGTGTGAAGAATACAGGGAACTGAGAGAATCATATGAAGAACTGCTACGTGATTATATGTGCTATGAATTCGAAATGGGGTGTGATGACGATGAATGATGAAAAAAGAATAGTTGCAGGGCATGTAAAGGATGGAAGACTGGCAGTCTATGATATGAAGGGAAATCTGCTTTGCAATGCTTCTCCAGAAGATGAAGCATTCATCATGACGGTTATGCATGCTTTTAGTGATTGTGATCTCATTGTTGGATATGAACCACAGACACTTATCAGCTTCATCGTGAAACATGGCATCACTCTTCAGTCATATGATTTCATTGATATTTCACCCTATACAGATTTCGACTTCAATAGAAAATCACACAGTACAGGAAGCAGACCTTCAATCAATGACATTGCAAAATTATACGGTTTCCCTGTCATAGGAAATGAAGCCAGGGATGATGCACTCATCATCCTTAGAACATTCCTGCTTCTTAGAAAGCGTCTAGAAGACAGCAACGCCACAATTTTAGAAAAGGATATTGCTAACAAAGAAGATAGAGACAGCTTCTTTCGCATCATTAACTGGATTGACACAGAATACTGCTCACGTTCAGCCAATCTTATTGCAAGAACTGAGGGTAGTCATTCAGTCAGCTATATGACTATAAATTATGATGAGATCAGAACTAGAATATCTAAATGGATAAAGAAGGAATGCACTTATGTACGAGTATCATATGATGAGGAATATGGGCTTCACATCTTTACTGGCATTCAATCAGAGGATGAAATGAACTCTCATGAACCTGACACGCAGTATCAGCATATGACTATCCTTCCTGTTCCAGAGCATATGAACAATATGCTGCATAGAAAGGATGTCAGCAGAAAGGATATCTTCAGCAAGGCGGAAAAAGACTGGATTTCACAGAACATACGAAAAGCCACCATTGAAGGACTTCTCACGTATCTTAAATTGCCAGCCGAAACAGAAAAGAAGAGTTATGAAGATATGTTCTCTTCAGAGATGAGTGATATAGATATTGCACATAAAAAAGGTGTCAGACTAATTACTGTGATTGAAAACAGAATAAAGATCCAGGGAAGTAAGGATGTATCCGTCATTGACGGATACATTACAGACGGAACTGAGGAACATGTCTATGAACATTTTTCTACTAATGACTACTATAAGAGACTGAATGGGACAATCAGTCCATATAAGGCGAAAAGCACTGAAAGAGCAGTCAGAAACGAGACAGGCATACATGTGGATTACATCTCTATGATGGCTGTTTTTTATAAGATACTTTTTAATGGGCATTACATGGATATTTGACTATAAAATAAAAAAAGAGAAGAGATATAAAATCTCCTCTCTATGAGAACGTTACTCTGTATCCTGTATATATTCCATCAGCTCCCTGAATTGGAACAACATTATATCCATTTGCATGACCTGCATTAATCTGACTCTGTGCATACTGGACTGCCTGATTATACGTCTGGTTCATGTCGCTTGATGATGAGAAATTGAACACCTTAGAAGATGCAGTCACCTTTCTTGAACTGCTGGAACCACCTGTCTTGGGAGGATGGCTCTGCTGAGAACTATTCGATGCGAACTGCTGACCAGCTGATGGACTGACTGTCTGCTGTGGCTTTTCTGCCACTGATACATTAAGAAACTTCTCAGTCATGTTTCCTGCATCATCCTCTACATAATATCTTATCTTATACGTTCCAGATTTAGAACAGTCAACACTTCCTTCTGTCTTCACTCTATCTTTTATGTCGCCATCTTCATTATCGACTGCACTCTGTATGTAGGATTCTGAATTAAATGAACTTCCATACGCAATGCTTTCATCCGTCTTTGAAAGAGATAGAACTGGAAATACATCATCATATACTCTGATTGTCATATATTTCTCTATCTTCTTCATTTCGTTGGAAAGAACATACTTGACTCTATACGTTCCTTTCTTATCAAGCTTTGTTTTTGGAATAGTCAGATGGCAGTCTTTGCTGTAGGATTTGATGTAATCCATATAGTCAATGCTTTCTGCCTTCGACTCACCGATTGACAGATTATCTGTCTTTAATTCCAGATGTATACTCTGAAACATATTTGTGATTGTATCCTTCTTCCACAAGCATAGTGCTGACACCGACACAAGCACTGCAATAAAGACTGCAGCGATGATATATCTGAGCAGTCTTTTCTTCTGCACTTCTTCATGTTTAGCATCATACACTGCATTATTTTCAAACAATCCCTGTCTCATTCCTTTCATCTGTTCTGAAGGAATATCAGGATGGCAGAAAGGTGTTGGATCAATACCCTGTGAAAGACATAGTCTTATCTCCTTCATCTGTTCCCAGTCGTAACGTGGGTCACACATGTAGCTGAGGTCTAATTCTTCATCATCTGCCTTCTTCAACTGCATCTTCTGCTGAGTGCTGTAAGCATACTTTTCGCAGTATTTCTCATATTGCTGACTCACTGCCATACCCTCCTGTAGGAATCTTAAAATAAAACACACACTGTGTGTTTTATTTTAAGATATTGATTTTTAATAGTCATGAGTGACACGTGTCACTCATGACTATTTCACCTATATATTTTATTTTACAACTTTATTTCATTTTTTATCTGCCTGCGTTGTTTTCTTAGCCACCTCACTCAATGCCTTATCGTAGTAGTTTGTTGTCTTAGATAAGTAATCTGTAAGTTTATCTACATCTTCTATCTTGACCACATAATCTCCTTTGTTGCCGTATCTGCCATCTTCATCAAACTTCAATGTGAGTGAAGGTACATCTTTGATGTTGCTGTAGTCGCTTCGCTTCAATGTGTCAAGGATATGATACATTCTGATAACCTTAATTTCATTCATCATTTCATCAAGCTTATATTTCATCTCATCAATGCTCGTATTCATTTCAGATTCTTTTTCTATTGCAGAATAATAACTACTGACTGCATTATCTACTATATCTCCTTTGTTCACACCGAGTATCTTTGAAAGCTTAACAATTCTTTCATTCGTTTTATCGGTTACTCTATAGCATGTTGATTTTTTTACTGACATTCTTTTTCACCTCGCCGTGTAATTATTTTTTTAGTCCATTTGTAATTATTTGAACTAAAGCAGGATAAGGAAGAAAGTAAACATTTTGATTACTTTCTTCGACTTGTAGAACTGCCCAACGGGCAGTTTATCTTCTGTTTTTCAATATTTTTTTGTTTTGATAAATGATTACTTTTTTGTAATCATGGTGTAATCATGATTTTTTGCTTTTTGTAATCATTCTTTCGATACTTTTTCATTGATTTCATCCATCACACCATGTACAGAATTGACCATGACTGCAATACGCTCAGAAAACATCGAAAGATTATCCTTCATTATCCTGTCGATTTCTTCTCCTAGAATTTCAGTATTATCTCCTAGCACTTTCTTGGCATAATATAGATCGATCATCTCATCAAATATCTCTGACTTCTTCAAAGGGTACTCCTCCTGCTCCTCAAGAGAAAGTATCTTATTATATTTGCTTATGAAATTATCAGATGGTCTAAATGATAACGTCTTCATATTTTCCTCCTATCCTTTACTTAGTAACTGAATGACTGTCCCTACCAGAACAATCAGCATAGCGATTGTTCCAATATAGACGCTCCAGATGACTTCCTTCTTCTTTCCAAGGAATCCTCTTAAAAGCCACAGACCTGCCTTACTCCCTTTTCTAGAGTTGCATTCCTTGCAGGCACAGCATAGATTCCTTTCATCATTAACATTGCTGATTTCCATCCTATTCATCAGCCAGTTAGCCATCCTGTTCTTCTGTGATTTGTTGACCGATATGATATGGTCCACTGTCACATCATTCTTTTTTAATAGCTTGAAGCAGTATGCACACACATAATATTTTCCAATCATCGGTTCATTTGCCTCGAAGAATGTATCTCTGTAGCTTTTGCATCTTGTTCTGGTGGAATCATATGCAACGAATGCAAGACCATTTCTTTTTGCATAGTCTCTGTACTTCTCAACGAATAAAGGATCAGTCGTATCTCTGTGCCACTTCTCATCCTTTCGGATGAAGCGGAATCCTTTATCATAGAGTTCGCTTCTGCAATAGTAGGTACGTGTCTCACCATCACTTATTATCATGTGTATCTTTCCTGATTCATTCTTCCCTGTTCCATTCGTATTATTCATCATTATCACCTTAAATTTTTATTACAACATATTTTCATATAAAGATGATGAGTGACACATGTCACTCATCACTATAGAATCTATATATTATATTATTAGACTATCTGTCTTCACGTCTTCCAAACCCCTGTTCTGATTCGGTCTCTTCAGTTTTTTCAGACTTCTGAGGCTTATAGTTCTTTGCAGATGTCATCAGTTCAAATGCCTGATCACTATGGTCATGGATATATCTGAGTACCATATCCTTAATCTCCTCTTCAGTCAGTTCTCTGACCACTTCCTTTTCGATTATCTTATGCTTATCAGCTTCCTTCTCCACAAGTGAACTAAGCTCATTAACCACGTCAAGCATGCATTCTGAGATATTTTTAAATGAACCCACCAGTTTCTCTTTTGAGACGCTGTCTGATTCCTGCTGTACTGATTCGATTCCAGCCTTCATCCCTTCATCGTATGCTGTCTTTCTTTCCTCTTCTACACGCTTTTCAACTGCCTCCTTGATAAGTGCCTGCTTCTCTTCCTCAGTCAATTCCTTTACTCTCGGTTCTCCGCAAATGATGTCTTCTACTGTCTCATCACGTTTCTCTTCACTGGCAATATATGAGCATGCTGTGAACACTTCCTTCATCTGTTCAGAACTGAAATTGATATCGCATCCTTCAAAGAGTACGTTCTTCACCATCTTTGTGAAGAGTACATTGCTGAATGTACAGTTAGCAAACTGCATGTTTGCCACTGCCACATCAAAGACTACATTATCAAATGTGCAATCACTGAATGGTGCTCCTGTAGGAAGATATTCACTGATTGTAATATCCTTGAATGTGCATTCATCAAATCTCTTTCCCTTAAATTTGAAGTCCTTTTCAAAATCTTCCTGATTGAAAGTCTGTCCTTCAATATCGATTCTCTGTACTTCTGTGCTTACTGTCTGTTCCATGTTGTCTTCTTCTCCTTCATCATTTTCTGTATTGTTCTGTTCTGTTTCTGGATTACTTTCTTTGCCACCAGATACATCTTCCACTACTGGTGATTTATCATAGTCATCAATCGTCTGCTGATGGAATCCTGTGACATTCTGATTTTTTCTATCATCACTGTTTTCAAACATTTTGCTATTATCCTGTGTGAGTCCTTCAGGTAGTCCTTCTTCCTCGTACCTGTCGAGTTCTTTCTGTATCTTCTTTTCATCTACATTTGATGATTGGTGGACTGTGCCATCTTCGCATGGAGATGGCTGTATATCACAGAAAGGAAATTCATGCATTGTATCAGTATCATTTTCTCCTTTTTCAATTAGGTCATGATAATAACAGCCGATGAAGTATGTATTCTTATAGTTTGAATTTTCACTTACTGTATCATCAAATGAGCAGTTGACGAATGCCACGTTGCTGAATGTCATCTTATTGAATAGAGCCTGGTCAAAATGACAGTTGATGAATATTCCGCTGATTCTTGCACTTTCGAACGTTACCTTATAGAACTGGTCGCTCACGAATTCTGCTCTGCTGATATCTGCATTATTGAATGATATCTCTTCATAGTTGTTCATTTTTGAGCGGAACGGCTCAAGCTTATCTGAGATATCACAATTGATTATCATGCAGGTCTTGACCTTCTCGTCATTGTTGCAGTGTAATTCTGCCTTTTTGATTTCGATTCGTTCGGATGCCTTGTCATTGAAGGCTCTGGTATTGAATCCCTGTTCTGTGATATTGTAATTTTTAATCACTTCTTTAATTGCTGTGATCATCTGTTCCTTTGTCATATGCTATTTTCCTCCTTGTAGTTCTTTGAGTCTTTTTCTATATTCAGGTGTCTTCTGAAATCTTTCATATTCAGCTGAGATATCAAATTTTCCAGCCACCTTCTTAGGGTTATCTGTAAACAAATGCTTGCTGTTATGGTAATACACGTACTTGTTGTTCGGTATCATCTTCGTGTAGAAAGGATTCTCCTTCTGACGTAGCAATAGAATCTCACCATACTGGAACTTGCTTAGTCTCTCATTAGTGAATATCGGTTCCTTGACATACTTTCCATCCTTCTTCACCAGCTTGTGCCCTGCTGATTTGGATATCTCATCCAGTGTAGAAGTATCTGATGAAAGCAGATATATCTTATTCATGCATCCATTCTTGATGGAGCGTGCCGTATCATGTCCGTATGTACTCTCAAGCTGGTCATATCCCTGAACAACAAGATCCAGTCTGATTCCTCTTGAACGTCCCGCACCAAGAAGTGAAGTGACGGCAGGATACTTAGGGAAGTTTCCAAATTCATCCCAGATGAAGTTGAAAGGATAATTGAGTCTTAGTGACTCATGCTCACGTGCTATTGCGATAAGAGACTGCTGTAGCTGTTGCATAAAGATATTGACCAGAGGATAGTATGTACTCTTCTCATCATGCACCTTCAGGAATATGACGGTCTTCTGTGTGTCGAGGTCAGGCAGGTTGATTTCATTTGTTGCCATGATATTCTGTACCTGCTGAGAAAGCAGAACCTTGTCAATTCTTTCATTGAAGGTTGAACGCATTGATTTTGCTGTATCTGATGCTGAATCAAGATATGTATTCAGCTTGACGTATGACATATCATTTGGCGTTCTTCTCAGCTTGACGTACTGATTAAGTATTGATGGGTATTCTCCATATGAGTTTGGAGCATCAGTTGTTGACGGCTGAGAACCGACATCAAGAACTTTCTTTGCAGATGGTATATTGACTGCCTCAGGGTCACCTTCCTCAAGCAGAAGATAGATGAGTCCTTTAAGGATATCGGATGCCCAGTTATTCCACACCTGATCCTTTGAATTAGGGTCTGAACATATTGCATTGGCTACATCTTCAACTACTGACTGAGCTTCCGAATAATCTGGATATGTATTTATCTCACCATTGACAAAATACGGATTTCCGTTCTCATCCCTGCCAAGTGCAGCGGAAGCATCAAATCCTTCCGCTGTGCCATAAGTTCTGACATATTCCTTTCTGGCATCATCAAGTACCTTCTGAAGTTTCTCCTTCTTCCTGTCTGCCTTCTCCTTCTCCTTATAATAGTGCTCACTTGCCATCTGGAGTGGATTCCAGCCATCTGATTTCTGAGGATCAATGAAATCAAGCACATATACCCTGTATCCGTCTCTAACAAAGTCATCATATGTCATCTGAGATAGTTCACCTTTAAGGTCCACAATTACAGCTGATTCCCCAGCCATTCTCACCATATTGATGAGCGGAAGAATGATTGTCACTGTCTTACCAGAATTGGTAGTACCAAGAATGAGTGAATGTGAATCTGTCGAGTCAACCCACATTCTATTCTTAGATGACATGACTGGAAGTCCTGCTCTTTTGTACTCCTTCTTATCCCCTATCTGATACTTCTTCGGGTGGAAGAGACTGATATACAGTCTGTCCCACCATGGATAGACAATCTCCCTGCTGTTGAACGTGACTGGAAGAAAAAGCTTCCTCGCATGTAATTTGCTCATCTTCTTGTTGAAGTCCTTTCGGTCACTTCTTCCAAGCACCATTAATTTTTCACCAATTTTGACTGTCGCATAATAGAATATAGGAAGGAATGCAAGCAGTGTTGCAATGATGAAAAGCTTCATGTCTCCTCTGAAGAAGAGGAGGCTGTAGTCAAATGTGATGCTCATTCTCTTGAAATACAGGATATTCGCAAGCCACGTGAATCCTGTATAGCTGAGGAATAGGCATATGACTGTCGCAATGATTATTCCTATGATGTTCATTTTCTGTCTCCTTTTACTGAACCATTCGTGTATGAGATGCACGATAGTAGAATTCGTCTAGAGCCTCCTCCATCTCCTGTTCCTGAGCATTTGCCACTTCAGCAATCGCCCTGCTTATGGATATGTTTGTAAGAGGCTGTCTGTATCTTCTGACCTGTGTCTCGCCAGTCCTTTTATTTATGGTCTTGATTTCCTTGTAATCTGGATCTTTCGCCTTCTGAAGAATCATGTTGCCGATTCTTTCATATATCTTTCTGATTTCTGCTTCCTTAAGAGTTGAAATCTTCTCGTTTCCAGCATCATTGATATTTGCTTCAAGTCTGTCGAGAGTTTCCATCAGTTTGCTGAAGGATGCTTTCGCATTCTTATCTGTCCTGATGAGATGGTCTATATAGTTATCAATGAGCGGTCTGTAATCCTTCATGTTATATGAGTTATACTGCATTCTTCCTCTTTTCGGAAGGGCTTTGAGGAGTTCGGTGAGCTGGATGTTCTTATTATTGAGAAGCGACTCTTCCACATCGCTCATAAGATGTCTGAACTGCTGATCCTTCTTCTTGAAGACATCATCAACCGATGCTTCCAGCCTGTCGCAGTACGTCTGTCTTCTTTCAAGTGCACTGAGAAGCTGTCTCTTCAGATATTTCATATCTGACTGGGTGAACTTGGCACGATCCATTGTATGTTCCTTCTCCATAAAGAGAAGATGCACATGAGGATGCTGAGTATTTGTATGAAGGTCCGCTGTCCATAACATATTCTTCGGGTCAAACCCCTTGTGCCTGAATACTTTTGGTAGCACCTCATTTAGAAGAGGCTCCCACTGCTTGGCACTCTGTCCTAGTGAGAGTCTTTCAGCTTCTTCATGAGACTCAAGTGAGATGATTTCCTCATAGAAGATATCTCCTTTCTTTGAGAAGGCTTTTTCCAGCTTCTTATAGAGTTCTTCTCTCTTTTTTTTGGAATCAATCACTCCTTCTGAAGATATTGTCGCATCCTTGTGATGAGAGGATGTATATCCAAGATATCCATCTTTTCTCTTTCCAAGCTTCTTCTCATTCCCTTTTGCATCATCTCTATCGGTATACTGTGTATATCCTATGAGTGATCCAGTATCTAGAGTTCCCTTGAACCTTGAGCCTTTTGGAGGCTGTGAACCGTATATCAGGAACCTCAGCTTATGTATCTTGATTCCCATTCAAATCACCATCCTAATCTGTTGTGTAGTGTGAGCCGTCACTTGCTGGCGGAGCAGATTCTGGTGAAGCATAATCTGCAAGCACCTTGTCCACATGGAGTTCTTTTGTACTGCTGTCCGCCTTGACATCGAATGTCACATAATATGCATCTTCAAGCTGACAGATGACATAGAACTCAGTCAACGTACCATTCTTCTGGATGCCCTTGTCATTCCATAGATAGGCGTTTCTGATCATGCCAAGATTCTGCTGTGCAATGTATCGACTTATTCTGATTCTGATATTCTCTTCCTGAATCTTTGTCACTGGAAGTGTTCCAAGATTCCACGTAGCATTCTTATTGATATATGCAGAGTCCTCGTCTTCTGTCTCTTTCTTTTCAGTTACTGCTGTAGATGCTTTCTTGTCTGTTTTCTTCTTCTGACTATCTGAAGTGTTCTTCTTTCTGGAAACTTCAGATGTCTGCTGTTCCTTTCTGATTACATCCGCCTGATGATAGATGTATAATCCTCCTAATGTTGCTGAGATAAGCATCACCACAAGTGCTCCTGCAATGATGTATCTGATTCTACCTGCATTCATTTCTTTTCCTCCTTGTGTTATTTCTCCTTGTATGCTTCATACCATGCTCTGGCAGTTATCTGTCTCTTCGGTCTGAGTTTTTGGGCACATATCTCATAGTTGTCTGCGTCAAATTTAGCAGATTCTTCTGGCGAAGTCATGGACTTCCATTTCTGTATGCCACCGTTCTTCTTCACCTTGCTGAAGGTTGCCATCTCATTAAGCATGTAGCTGACCTGTGATTCAAGGTCTGTCCAGTCTCTTCCTCTTGAGGCACAGTATTGGAACATCTTTGACGTTCTGTCTGGCGATTCCCCCTCGTCCCACTGGACAATTCCGTAGGCATACTTTCCTGCATGTCTTGTAGCTGACTTATCAGCTGGGTTGATATCACCACTGATATTGGTAGGATTCTTGCTGTTCGCACCGCCTGTCTCCCAGAGAAGATTTCCAATAACTCCTGATGCTGACTGCTTAGTCCAGCCGTTGGCAAGAAGAGTGTAGTATACTTTTTCAGCATTCTTTGCTCCACCTGCAAGAGTCACGCCTGACTGCTGGGAGTAGCTGAGAGTTGCGAATCCATAAATCTTACTGCTTCCAGTCGCAATGCTTGACTTTCTGCATGTGCCAGGTCTACTTCCTGAGTTGCCTGATATATATCTGATGGATGTATTATCTGCTTCTGTTACAATACCGACATGATGTGTCTCCCCTTCATTCTTGTAATCAAAGAATATGATATCTCCTGGAGAGGGCACATACTTCTTATCATGTATCTGACCTAGCGACTTCCCGTTTCTGAAGTCATCATACATCTCCTGACAGGAACCAGTCTTGTGGAAGCTGGATTCTGATAATCCCACTCTAGTGACAAGCACATAGGATACCCATGTAGCACACCAGCTGGCACCGTCTGCCCTGCCTGTGAGCCACTTTCTATATTTGTCTCCACCACTCATTCCTTTTGACTGGTATTCCTCCATTTCCATCTGTGCTGACTGTACGATGATGCTTCCATCAATCGTTCCAGCTGATGCTACTGTTGTCGAAGCCCCGATTCCAAATGCTCCACAAATTAAAATAGCAGTCGCTAGGAAAGCGACTGCTATCTTCACTGCTATGCTGTTGTTACTGTTCATGAATGTATCAGACTCCTTTTCTGTGGATATGGACACTTCTCTGGAAGACTGTGACCGATATATTCAATACCATTCTTATCTCTGCAATACGGATTGATGCGTTTCTGGCGGAATGAGTAGTAAGTCTGAGACCCAAGCACTATTGAATCAAAATATCCAAAGCCAAGATATTTAGAAGTATTTACCAGCTGATCATGCATCAGTCTATCATTTCTGCTTGGTGTGCAGTCACCACTTGGATGATTATGTACATGTATGATTAGTTTTGCATCGGAGAGAAGTGCTCCTGCAAAAAAATCTCTTGCCATAAAATCAGCGTTGCATTCCGTACCTGTCGATAATACCTGCACACATATAACTCTGTGTTTTTCGTCCATCATAACTGCCATCGATATTTCCTTGTCCCATGGGGCAATGGTTTGTCCTAATACATCAAGAGTATCTGCTATATTACGACATGGCTTGTCGGATAGAAACTTCTTCTCCTTCTTTAGCTGGAGTCTGACCATATCTAGACCATCTCTATTATCTTCTGCAAGCTTTCTTCTAAATTCTTCCTGTACATCCTTTAATTCCTGATTCATCTCTTTCCCACCTTTCCATTGTTGAAATCCTCTTCAAGAGATTTGCGGTGATTGTCTACATATTCCATTGCTTCGGGATGATATCTTAGAAGTTCTGAAAGTGACATATATCTGTTCTTATCATCCCCATCCACATGGAAATAGGAGTAGAGGCATCCCTGATGCCTCACTTCTACATAGCTTTCTCTCTTCAAATACATCATCTCCTTCTTCTGGATTGATATGGTCTATTATATCCCTGCTGTACTGTTCTGTCATTCTTTAGATTCACTTTCTGTTCATCTTTTACTTCTGCTTCAGTTGATGGGACAATGTCATATGATTTCACATTATCATCTTCCATCTCCATTCGTTCTCCAATCGCCATGACATACTGATAGTTGATATCTAGTTCGCCAGGATTAACGCCATACTTAATCATTCTTTCAACTCCGCTTGTATCTATCCTTCTGATTTCGCTTTCCATTCCTTCATTAAGAAGTCTTTTAGCACGGCTTGCATACTGGTCAGCTATGTCAAGATATGCGTGATAGTAATTCGGGTCAGTATCATCTGGAATATCCCCCTTCTTCTCCTTTTCTGCCATTCTATCGTTCAGTTTCTCAAACTCATACACCTGGACGTGCTTTTCCAGATAGGGAACAAGACGATTATATGCATAATTCAGATAATCCTTGTATTTAGGGTCCATCTTATCAAAACGGCTGTCATGGATGCATCTATAGTTGAACTGTCTGATATGCTCTATAATACCAGGACTCTCTGCCCAGTCGCTCTTTAGAAGGAAATCCCCCTGATAATTTCGGTGCATGCCGTCAATGACATAATCTATTCTAAATCTTGCTACTGCACTTTCTACTTTGTCATCATTCGCAATACGCTTGGTAATTTCTTTAAGTATCTTATCTGCTTCTGCTACTGGAATGCCTGTAATCTTTCTTGCAGGTTCATAGTCACTCTCCAGTACGGAGAAGACTGGCGTATCAGCTGTGAAGTATCCAATTCCTTCAATCATCTCCTCTACATAGTCTTTTGCATTGACTGGCAGGATATTGTTACGAGGATGATACATTCTAAATTTGACTGCATCTCGATATTCATCCTGATGGTAAAGTTCATTAACATCTCGACCATATTTTTCTTGAAGATCCATGAGTGCATCATCACGTGCCGAAAGAGAAAATCCTGCCTTGAGTTCATCATTCCAGTCACGTCCTTCAGTCGGAGGAACCCTAATAGATACATCTATCTTTCTGTCAGGAAATCTCTTCTGAATCTCTTCCTTGATTGCCTTTGAGGCATTTCTTCCAGCCTCGTCATTATCTAAAGCAAGAAATATATCTTTAATCCCCTTATGTGATGCGATTGTATTGAGAAGCCCGTCATATTTTCGACATCCATTGAGTGAATACCAGTTTGAATTCAGAAATCTATTTTCATAATCTTCTGGATCACAGTCAAGCTTGCCCTGCTGGCGAAGTTCGTAATCTCTACGTCTTAGATAGAGTGACTGCAATGACATGAGGTCGATGACTGCTTCTGTCACAAAGAGTGATGAATGTTCTGAAGCAAAGTTATCGGACACTTTTGTGTAATAATCAAGTTTGCCTTTAATAAAAAATCCTTGGCTGTAGTCACTTCCCTCCACATCGACAACGAATTTACGTTTTGGATCAGCTGAACGCTTGACACCATAAACTGGCTTGCCGTTCTCGTCTCTGCTTACAAAAACACAGTTTCCGAATCTGCCAGCCTCCTGAAAGAGAAGTCCTTCATGTATCCACTTATCTACAATCCTTTCTTCAATGCCTCTTGTCCTGCATAGATAGTCTCTTACCTTTCTGTTTGTATCTGCCTTTTCAGGCATTACAAATTTAGGCTTCTCCCTCTTATATCTGACCTGCTGTACAGCAAGCTCTGGATTAATCTTGAGTCTCTGCTCAAGTATTCTGATGCATTCATTCACCTGATCATGCTTGTTCAGGTCTGATTCATCAATTCCAC